AGAATTGCTTCCATTCCTAGCTGGGGATGCTACCTACACAATTACAACTGGTTTAGTTGGTGCAGGAACAGGAACTGTTACAGCTGCTGAAGGTCGTAGATGTTTTGCATTTACTTCTAAAAGAGGTATTCTACTTGCTAAAGGTAGAGAAGTTCAAGGTAGAATCGATGAATTACCTGGTAAACACTATGCACATCAAGTGTATTGTGCTCTATCAGTTGGTGGTTCACGAATGGAAGAAGTGCAAGTTGTAGAAGTAATTTGTAAAGAAGTTTAATTTTGTAGGGGCTTAACGGCCCCTTCATAGTTGATAAGTAATTTGTAAAGAAGTTTGTAAAGAAGTTTAATTTTGTAGGGGCTTACTGGTCCCTCTTAACTGAGAGGTTATAATGACAATAGTAAATGGTGACAACTATAAACTACAGTGGGTTGATAAGCCTTCTGAGAAATTACCGAAAGGTGAAAATGCTGGACGTAAGAGATTGCTTCTTGAGCATTACACTGCGGATTACGCAATACAGGTTGGGGACACAGTTCTTGGACCTAAGATTCCTGCTAGTTCAATTGTTACTGGTGCTTTCGTTAAGATTAATAAATCTTTAGGGGCAACTGGTATCTTTAACCTAGGCTATTTAGCTAATGGTGTTGATGCTGCTGACACAGACGCTTTCATAACTGGAGCTGATGCTGGTGGTCAAGCTGTTTGGGCCCTTCCTGCTGCTGGTCAAGCTGGAATTTTGAAGAGATTCACTAAAGAGACTCAATTAGTTCTTATTGCTACTGAAGTAATGGACGGAGCGGTTCTTGATGGTGTTATTGAATTTGGAGTTGAGTACGTAAACGATTAGTCAAACGTACCTCTTGACTAAATTATAGATGGGGTCTACATGGCGACGGAAACACAAATTGTAAACTTTGCTTTACGAAGATTGGGTTGCGAGCCTGTAGGCTCCATTTCAGATGATAATAAACGTGCGAAGGTTATGAATGACCTATATGACATGGCCAGACAATCAGCTCTTGGTTCATATCCTTGGAAATTTGCTAACACTCGTGCTTTATTAACAGATAATGGGAACACTCCAGCATTTGAGTATTCCTATGAGTTTGATCTTCCTGCGGATTATTTAAAAGCTGTAAGAGAGTATAACGACACTGAATTTGTTAGAGAAGGTGACGTTTTACTCTGTGACAGTGATGAACTAAGATTACTGTATACTCAAGATATAGCAGATGAAACACTTTTTAGTGCAGTATTTGCTAAGTATATGGCCCTAGTTTTAGCAGTAGATGGGTCTTATGCTTTAGTTCAAGATAAGAAATTGAAAACAGATATAGAAGCAGAGATGATGAGAATCCTCGATGATGCTAGATTTAATGACTCTACTGAGTCTAAGGCAGAAGATTACGAGATAAATGACTTCACAGACGTAAGACTTTAGGGGGTTAAATGAAATTTGCTTCAGCTCAGAATAACTTCTCGAATGGTGAATTGAGTCCAAGACTAGAAGGACGAAACGATCTCAAAGAATATTTTAATGGTGTGGCCACTCTAGAGAATTTTATTCCTAGTAGAGAAGGTGGAGCCTTTAGAAGGCCTGGAACTTTATTTGTAAAAAAGAATATGACTGAGGGTGGACTCTACGAGTTTGTAATAAACAGACAAGAGTCGTACTTAATTCATATAGAAGCAACTACAGCTACTAACTTAAGATTTACTACTTATAAACAAAGTTTCTCGGGGGGTTCCCCACTATTAACTTTTGGTACAGTTCAAAACTTTACTTTAGATGCTAGTCAATTAGAAATAGATTTTAACAAATTTAATTTCGCACAAATAAATAATATAATGTTTTTAACTCATGTATCTGGGAAACTTCCACCCTACGTAATAGCTAGGGTGGACACTAATTCCTTCAGTATAGTTACTTATGAAGATTATGTTATTTCTCAAAATTTTAATAAAGTTTTAAGTTCAGTTTATCCAAAGTATAATGCTGATGTTACTAAAACAGTAGCTTCATCTGGTGGAGCTACACCAACTCTTACAGCTAGTTCTGGTTTCTTTGTTGCTGGTATGGTGGGTGCAAAATTTAAGATGAAGGATGCGGCAGCTTCTGAAACAGTTTTTACAATTACAGGATACACTTCACCAACAATAATAACGGCTTCTTTAGAAGTAGGAACAGCAGCAGCTATAGGTGCAACCTCTGATTGGACTTTAGAATCTTGGAATAAAGTATACGGATATCCTCAATCAGTATCCTTCTATCAAGAAAGATTGGCCTTTGGAGGAACTTTCTTCGAACCTAATGTTATATGGCTTTCCGTTAGTGGAAACTTAGCAATTATTTTAAATAGAAAATTACTACAAGATGTGTCTGTTGATAACTCAGGAATGGGTTATTACGGTACAATAATAGAATCAGATTCATTTCAATTAACTATGTCTACAAGTAAAACTAATTCTATACAGTGGCTTCAATCTAATAGAAGGCTACAAATAGGAACCACTTCAGCAGAGCATGTTGTTTCAACTGTAGACGGTACTTTATCAAGTGAGAAATCTATACAGGCCGCTTTAACTTTTTATGGTAGCAATAATGCTGCTGCAATTTCTGTACAGAACTCAACCTTGTTTATAACTACTGATGGTAAATCTGTAAGGGACATAACATACTCTGAAGAGAATGGTTCAAATGTTTCTCAACTATTATCAACAGCTGCCGAACATTTAGTTTATCACAATGTTGATGAGCTTGTAGATTCAATGGCAGGAGTTGAGATAACTAAAATGGTTTATCAAGCTTCAAGAAGTTGTATTTGGGTTTTACTTAGTACTGGTAACTTAATAGGTTTTACATTAGAAAATTCAACTAACACATTAGCTTGGCACAAACATATAGTAGCAGGGGTAGATACTAAAATATTAAGCCTTGCTGTAATGCCTGATGATCTTGGAGACTTTGATACTGTTTATATGTTGGTAGAAAGAACAATAGATGGTGCTTCAGAAATTTATGTAGAAGCTATAGGTAATGATTTCCGTTTAAATAGTATGTATGGACACATTAACAATGAAGGTAGAAATCATCCTGTTTATATGGACTCTACTTACGCCCCACTAGTGTCTGGAACCCCTGGGGAATTTTTAATGTTAACTCTAGAAGGTGAAACAGTTTCTGTTTTAGTTAAAGGAGTTTATGTTGGGGACCAAGTAGTTACTGGAGGAATAGTAACTGTAGCAGACCTCACGGCAACTGATGGTGATGTACTAGTAGGGTTACCTTTTACCTCTATTATAAAATCTATGAAACTTCAAGAGGGTAGTAGGATAGGGGATGCTCAAATATTATTCAAAAGGATAGATACAGTATTATTAACATTATTAAACTCTAAAACTTATAAAGTGGGTTCTAGGTCTGACAATACTGAAACTAGAGTATTAAAAGACATAACGAATATTAACCTATTTACAGGTGAGGATAGAGTAAGTGTAGAGTCTTCACCGGGTGAAGAACAGAGATTTTATATCGAGTCTACCGGACCATTCCCATTAAATATTTTATCGGTCGGGATTAGAGGCGAGACACAGGAGTAGTTATGGCAGTATGGGCATTAGCAGCTTTAGCTGCAGTTAAAGCTATAGGCAGTTATTCAGCGGCCAAAGACCAAGCAGAAGCTATCAACAATCAAGCTGATATGGAGTTTCTTAAAGCTAATGAAATAATTAGAAGAAACAGAGTAAACAGAGATTTACTTTTTGAAGAAGCAGAAATTACAACAGGTAAACAAACAGTACAGGTAGCAGGTTCTGGTAGAAGATTAGATGTAAGTACTTACGCTTTACTAGAAGAGACTACAAGAAAAGCATCAGAGCAAGCAATTAGAGATGCAGAAGTAGCGTCTTGGGATGCTTCTATGGCCGTAGCATCTGGAGAGGCATTACAAGCTAAAGCAAAAGATGTTAAGAAAGCCGGAATGATCTCGGCCTTAACAGGTATGGGATCTAGTGCAGCTACCGGAGCACAAAGTACAGGGAGCATATAATGCCAGCTATAACAAGATTAAGAACTAGTCAAAGGATTAGTACAAGTGTGACTAGTGCTAGGGCAGTAGATGGTGGAAAGAGTGCAACTTACATGGCCTTAGCTCAGGCAGGAGCAGAAGGTGAAAAAATAGCTAATAGGGTATTAACTACTAGAAGAAACCATGAAACTTCCCTATACACACAAAGAAGTATGGAGGATAAAGATTTAGCCTCTTTAGAAGCATTAGATACTTTATCTAATAGAATGGATCCGTCTACAGGTAGAATAATAGACGAAGAAAGCCAGTATAATGGTATGTTAATAGACGAAGCAATGGAACAAGTTGAAGCTGTTGGGTCTAAAAGAATATTAGAAGAAGCACCAACTGAACATGCTAGAAGGGCAACAGCTTTAGCAGATGGTCCTGCTACCCACAGAAGATTATTATCCGTAGACTTATACAAAAATAAACAAATACAAATAGCTGTCCAAGAGACTTTTGAACAAAGAACCGATGCTAGGATGAAAGCTATACAAGTACATAATCCAAACACCTCAGGAATGTCTTATATAGATGTCACAACAAAAAAATTAATAGATATGAAAGCTGGACTAGCAATGGATCTAGTTTCAGATGTAAATACTAAAAGAAAAAATGATAGAATAGCTGGTGGAAAGATAGCAGAAACTGGAGCTAATCAAGCTGTTCATGAAGGAGATTGGGACTCAGTTGCTAGGTTTATTCAACTTCCTGCTCAATTGAAAACCAAAGCACAAAGAACTGATATGGTTAATGCCTTAAATGCAGATGGTAATTTCATATTAGAAATTAAGAAAGTTGGAAATGACTATGCATTAGTACATGTTGAGAAAGATGCTCAAGGAAAAAACTTAGTTACGTATATGAACATGGGCGTTTTAGATATCTCTGGGGAAGTTAAAGAAGATAATTTGGCCCATAAGTATATTACTCCCGAAACTAATCAATCATTGCTTCGACAGTATATGTCCCATATGAAGGGTAATAAAAGGGCAGAACTAGCAGAATTAAAAAGGTCCCAAGCAGGAATACAAGCCGCTATGAGAGATAGGTCTTTAACCAATACTCAACAGAATGAAATACTTAAAAGAAGTAATGATAAAGCTTTAAAACTTTTACCTGAGAAAGAGGCCACAAGTTTTATAACCTCAAACTCTGCAGTTAAACTCTCTAACGATGCTGTGGGCAGAATGGCGTTACTCCCTCCAAGTGAGAGAGCTAAAATAACTAAAGCTGTTGGAACTATATCTCAAAAACATTTAGAAATAGCGGGTAGTGAAGATGTTGGTAAGTTAGAAGTAAATGCTGCTTTAAAAGAGAAAGCAGTAAATTTGACTAGAGCAGGAGAAAAAGAGCTTCTTAGAACCCAACACACTATTGGACATTTAACTAAATATAGTAATTATTTTAGGGGTATCTTTAATAAGAGAATGAATAGTCCTAAACACTACGCAAAGTTTATGGCCCAAAGAGAAGTAATGCAAGGTCGGATGAATGTTTCTCAGTTAGTAGGAGACAACTTTACACCAGCTGAATTAGGTACGGCCAAGAAACAACTGGAGCCGTTATTAGATACTAGTTCTGCAAAAGGAATAGATAATTTAATAAAGTGGGTTAACTTCCATAAAGATACAAGACAAGGGGATTTTAGATCTTTTGTTGAGTCTATAAAAACAGATAAATTAGAGGATGCTACGGGAATGGTCCTAAGTATGGACACAAGTACACCATACGGACATGCTTCTGTAACCGAGATACTGCAAAATGCAAATAATCGTGAAGGTATAGAGAAGAACTTTCAAGTAGCTATGGAAGTACTCGATGCTAGTAGTGAAAAGGTTCCAGTACTCGGTGGGTTTTATTCTCCAGGTAGAGCGTTTAAGATTAATTTAAAAGGTGCGGTAGTTGAAAGTTTAAATGAATCAGGAATGGCAACTGCCATACTTTCGGTATACGGAGCTTCTGGACAAACTAAACTACAATCAGTTTATGACCACATAACTCTAGCTGCTAAGAAAAGGTATTTTGGGGAAACTAAAAATGCTAAGACTTTAGGTAAAGAAGCCTACGAGAGATTGTTTAAGGATAATTTTGTAGTAGTTGGAAATATAAATGGCGCAGCTATTATACCAAAAACAGAAAAAAGTACAATGACTAAAGAAGTTGTTGAGAAAATAATAAATAGTCAGGCGGATACAAAAAATTGGGATACTTCTGGACTTAAAGATAATAGATCTGTTCAAAAAATAAATAAGAAAGAAAACAATACTGGTAAAGCAGCAGACGCTAGAGCAAAAGAATTATTTGATGGTAACTCACTAGGGACACCTAAAGTAGTTATAAAAGATGACAGGGTCTATTACATGTTAAGAGACTCTAGAGGTAGATCTACAATCATACCTGGCGCAAATGATAAAGATATAAGTAAACCACTACAGCAAGCTAAAGAAGAGTCGGATTCTTATGTTGAACCATCTGCTATAGATTCTATTAAGAATTATTTGATGGACTGGGTGAAATAATGGCAACGGACTTCTTTGACTACAAGGATGCTAAACTTTATTCTACGGAAGAAAGAGATGTCACGTTTCAAGATCAAATACCCCATTTCTCCCCTGACCAAGTGGGAGATGCTAATATAGAAGCAGGAAGTAATTTAACAAAATCTGTTAACTTATCTTTGGCCGCTTCTCTTGATAGCTTAGCTTTAGATAAAGATACTCATATACTGACGGACATACTTGTAGCTAGTCGGCATAAAGAACAAGCTAGAGCAGCAAGTGCTTTAGAGTTTTCAAACCCTGATGACTATACTTGGAAAAATAGTGCTTCAGTTATGTTAGGTCAAATATTAGCAGACCCATATGGTATGGGAGTCGCCTTAACAGCTGCTATGGCCGTCTCCTCATTAGGTTCAGTTGCAGCGGTTGTAGCTCCAACAGCTGCCGAAGTGTTAACGGCCACGATAGTTAGAAGAATAGGAATGGGGGCCGTAGAAGGTGTTCTATCCGAAGTTATAGAGGGTGAGATAGAGGTAGCTGCTTCAAGAGAAGAGGCAAGAATATTAGGTACAGAGTTTACTGATGCTGATGCAAGTAACGTAAGAAAGTCACATATCATATTTGGTGGTGTTCTTGGCGGTATAGCAGGAGCTTTAAGCTCTAAATACCTTAGAAGGGTTAGAGAAGCAGAAGCTGATATGACAGTTATGGCCGCAGGAAAGCTCCCAGAGATTGAGTACAGGAGTAAGGCCAACGCACATTTAGACTACGAACCAGAGTATAAGGTGTCTAAAGTCTATGACGTTCACGAAACACCTTCTCCAAAATATGAAGTAAGTGTTAAGAGGGTAGCTAGAGCTGCAAAAGATTCCGATGAGGTTGTTGGAGCAGCAACACCAGATTCTAAATTCTATGCTGTTCACCATAACGTAACAAATGGAAAGTTCAACAATAATAGTCAATACAGTTTTGGTACTAGTTTCGGAAACAAAGGAACAGTGTTCACTACTAATAAAGGTTTTGCTAGAGGTGCGGCCTCTAACCCTTTAAATGGGGACACTGGACACATAATAACTTTGAAAGGTAAAAATTTAAACTTATTGGATATCTCTAAATCGGCAGATCCCGAGTTACGTCAGGCCTTTAATAATCTAATGGTACAAAATGGGGTGCACCCTATTACTGCAAGAACATTGATCAATTCTGCAAAAACAAATGCTGACTTACTACACGCTGCTGATAGAGCAGCTCAAACATTTAAGGATCCTCAAATACAGGAGTACTTTAATGATATACTAAAAGAGCAAGGGTATGACGGAATAGCCTTCTCCCACATTTATCCAAAAGGTGTTGAGAAACAATTAGACGAGGGCGTTTATATATTTGACCCTTCTGAATTTGTTGGTGAAAGTATTGATGAAATAAAGAGAGCTAAAGGTATTGGAGGAATTGATCCAGTAGTTAAACAGTCTGTTGAGGACGAATTAAATTACTTAAATTCCCCAGAGTCTAATATATTTCACGATGTAGAAGCTAGTAATAAATTTAATGAATTAGAAGAAATACCTTTTTATGACAGTAAAGGAGAAGCTGACTCCTTACTAAAACAACAAGACGAAATACTAACAGGTATAGAGAATGATTTAATACACAACCCAAAAGCTATAGAAAATCCTTCTTACTACAAGGAATTAATCAAAGATATTAAAAACTGTTTGGGGGTATCATGACAAACTGTTTTACTAATGAAGAATTATTAAAAAAATATCCTAATGTTAGGAAGTTTGAATTACAGGCCTTACGTGAAAACCTAGAAGCTATACAAGAAGAGTATGGGACTAATCTAGAATTGTATAAGGAAGCTGCTAATAAGGAACTTAACGATTACAATTATGCTAAAGTTATCCTAGCAAAGGCAGATTTAAATTCTGTAATTAAAACTAGAAATAATATTGAACATATTTCACAACAAGGCTTTAGAGGAAATCCAGTAGAGGGAATGTTATCCCTGTGGGAAGGTACTACTAGAAATGTTAAAAATAAACATGCTAATGTAGATTCAATTTACCACACTACTAAAGTTGACAACACTCAAGATTTTTTAAGTTCATTATCCGATAAAGGGGTTTTAGAAATAATGCAAAGAGATGAGTTACATGAGGACATAATAAAAATACATGAAAACAGGAAATGGCCAGACGCAGATTTTAAACCTCATCCTGTAGCACAAGAGATTTATGATACTATCTCAAAGGCAAATCACAAGAGTTTGATAGACATGCAAACAGCGGGTTCTAGTATTCTTAAGGATCCAGACTATATATTTAATAATGGGATAGACACCCATGTTGTTTTTGCTGATGAGATTGGTTGGGCAGCAGCAGCTAGGGATGCCTATGATTGGGATAAAATACTATCAACTGATTTTGCTAAGGCCTCTAAAGCTAGTAGGATAAAAGAGACAAAGGAAATTTTCAAGAAATTTAAGATGACTAATGCTGAGAGATTAGAGGCAGCTAAGACTTACCCAAAAGGTAAATTTTTACTTTCACAGGGTAAGAAAAAAGAGGCAATGGAATTTGCTGATGCCCAAACTCGTAAGCAGATAAGTGCTCAGATAAAACTAATAAAGTTAAGTGAACTACAGAAAAGTGACATTATAGATAAAGTTATAGACGACAGACTACAAGGTATGTTGGCCTCTTCTGTACACTCTGCAAGTTTGATGGGTGGAAGGCATACTTGGAAGTTTAAGAAAGGTAAGATGTTTGAGTACAACAAAAAGTGGGGTAAGGGAGGTAATCTTTTAACCTCTGTAGTCCACTCAATAGATGTTGCTGCTAAGAAGACAGCAGTAACTAAAGTATTCGGAAATAATTTTAGGAAAAATCACGAAATATTGAAGGAACATATACGGAAAATTTACCCTGATAAAGTTGGTGGAAGTTCTTTCGATGAGGGTCTTGCTAAAGTTGATAAGGCAATGAACCTATACACTGGAGTTGGAAATATACCTCAAAAGGGTATAGGTCAGTTCGCCTACGAGGCAGTAGTTGCAGGAAATAAAATATCGGCCATGCAAATGTTAAACTGGACAGGTATGACTTCGACTATGGATTTGGCAAACATGTTTGTACACTCTGTAACCCAAGAAGGGTTGAAGATGAACACCTTTACTAGACCAATAAAAAACCTGTTACTTGCAACTTTCGCTAGGGATCGTAAAGTAATAGCTGATTTAACTAAAACAGCTATAGATACCCAATTACGTGAGATGCTAGAAGTTGGAGTAGTTGGCCCCAAAGCAGGGTATTTATCTAAGTTTATGGGTTGGCAAATGATAGCTAATGGTACTAGGGCCGTAACAAATGTTATGCGAGAAGGTTATAGTAAACACATGATGGAAACCTTGGAAGGTTTAATAACCAGACATAGGGGAACCCATTTATACAACCAAACTATGGGAGCATTAGGTTTAAGCGAACCGGATATAGATCTCCTATTAAAGTTAAGACAGAGTACTGGACAGAGGTTCTTTGTATCTAACTCCCTAAAGGATGCAGATATCCCAGAAGTCAGGCGACAAGATCTCCAAATGAAATTAAACTCCTACTACTACAACGGAATAAACTCTGGATCCCCTCTAGGTGGGGCGAAGGAACAGAGAATGTTAAGGAAAGATAGGCCTCAAGACTCTATAGCTAGAGTTACTTGGGAAGCTATTAGTTTATTTAAACAAACTCTATTAAAATCTGGTAACACTTTTGCTGAAATGGTTAGAGCTTCTAGTAGTACTGGTACAGTAAACCCTATCGAAATGTATAAGAATAGCGATATGAATCCTATAAAAAATGCAGCAATTTTAATAACTGCAGCAGGAGTTGTGGGGTACACTAAGAGTGTACTTCAAGATGAGGCAGAAGAGTTGTTAACTGGTAAAATAAAAAGAAAGAAAACTTTAATTGCTGAAGTTGCTTCATCAATATCTGCATCGGGTGTTTTAGGTCTTCCTGGGGATATCGTGTTATCATTGCCAGGTTCAGAGGGGAGGTACTCATCAGGACTTGCACCATTGGCAAGTCAAAGTGTTAAAGTGTACCAAGCTATTGCAGCAGGAAATAAGGATGCAGCTACTAGGGCAAAAGAGACTTTTAATTTAATGATGCCCGGAAGAAACTTGTGGGCAACAAAAGCTATAGAACATTATTTATTTGACGAGTTTAATAGGGCTACTAAAAGTAGTGGAGGTTTTTAATGACAGCAAGTATAGAGGATTGGGCAACAGCTACAGATTATGTTGTTGATGAAGTAGTAATTGTTACAACAGAAGCAGCTCAGTATAATGATTTTGTGTATAGATGTATTTTCGATCACACTTCCGTTTCATTCGCTACAGAGTGGGGAAATAGTTATTGGGAGCGAATTAGATATCAAGGTGTAAAAGGTGAAACTGGGGATCAAGGTATTGCCGGACCAACAGGAGCCGCTGGTGCAGCGGGTGCTGCAGGAGCTGCAGGAGCTGATGGTATTTTCGTAGCAGTAGCATCTCAGGTAGAAGCTGAAGCAGGGGCAGAGAATACAAAAGGTATGACACCCCTTAGAACTAAACAGGCAATTGATGCTCAGATGGCAGCAACAATAGCTCAAGTAGCAACTAATGTGTCTGACATAGCTGATAATGTAACCGACATAACTTCTAACGATAACGACATAGCTTCACTAGATGCTAGGTTGTCTATAGTTGAGAATGTTAGTCCAAAGTCTAGAAGAATTGGCGAACAGATTTGTTTGAACAATGTAGGGGCAACATCAATTGATGGTGATCAAGGTAGCGCACTTGACATGTCAAACGCTGGAGCAAAGTCTGCTAGAGTGCACATAGAGATTACTAGAATAGATGATGGTGAAACGAGATTTACTACTTGTGTATTGTTAATGCACTTTTTACCTTCCACAAATCAGTGGTATGTTGAAAGAGAAGTATCAACAGTTATGGTTGGTAATCCTGATGGAATTACTTTTAGTGTAGTGACAACAAACCCAACCCCAGGAGTTTACGTAGGAACCGTAAATTATGCTTCAGATAATATGGTTGGTGGTAACTATAGTGTAGATAGTAGGATAATATATTTAATAGAAGAAATAAGCGACACATTCGCCTAGGAGTTTAAAATGTTTAGGAATTTAATTTTACTATTTACTATGATCGTAATTGCTAATACGGCATTTGGGGCGAAGATCATTAACACCCAACTTACTGTTGGTAGTAATGTTATGCCAGACCTGGCATCGGCATTACAAGTTGAATCAACTACTGGGGGCTTCTTAGCTCCACGTATGACAACTGTTCAAAGAGACTTATTAAATGCTCCTGTACCTAATGGGATGATGATTTACAATAGTACACTAGGCCAACTAGAAGCTTATGATACTGGTGTTTGGTCACCGCTTGGTGGAGGATCTGGTAGAGTACCAGAATGGGTAACCCTAACTCTTTATTCAATTGGTAGTACAGTACACTACAACAATAAATTTTATAAATCTCTAACTATACATACCTCAGGAACATTCGCTACAGATTTAGCAAATGACGAATGGGTAGAGATGAGTATGGACTACCTAGCTTGGGAGACAACTTATCAATATAAAGTAGGTAACATAGTTCACGAATCCGACCACACTTACTACTGTAAAACTGATCATGTATCAGGAACCTTTGCTACTGACCTAGCAGCTAATTGGACAGAGTTATCGGATAGTGATGACATCAAAGCAATAGTAGCTTCAACTGATAACGCTTTAGTTAGATGGGATCTAGCAACGGGGGCTGTAGTTCAAGACTCTACAGTACTAGTAGGAGATACTGGAGCTATAACAGGAATAGAATCTTTAGCTGTAGGTGGGGCACTTGATGCTTCATCAATACTTGATACTCATTCAACTACTCAAGGAACTAGGCCTTGTCCTTCTATGACAGAAGCTCAGAGGGATTTAATAGCTGCACCAGTTAATGGTTTATGTATTTTTAATTCTGATATTAATAAATTAAATATTTATGATGGTTCAACTTGGGTTAGTGCCGGAGGTGGACTTGATGCTTGGGTAACTAGCTTTGCTTATAAGATAGGTAATGTAGTTCACGAATCTAATGGAATTTATTTAGCACTGACTGATCATACCTCAGGAACATTTGCTACAGATTTAGCTAATTTAGATTGGCAAGAACTTAGTACTTTTAGAGAAGCAAATTTTAACATTAGCCCTCCTGCAACTACTTGTAGCGAAGGTAAATTATTTTGGAATGACTTTGATAAAACTTTAAATATATGTACTGACCAAACAGGGGTTAGTCTCCAAGCAGGTCAAGAAGGACATAAAAGAATCTATAACACTACTGGCTCAACTATTACTGACGGACAGATAGTTTACATAAATGGGTTTGATGGAGGTAGTGGACTTTCTACAGTAGCTTTAGCTCAATCAGATGCAGCTGCAACTTCGACAGTTACTCTAGGGGTTGCCACTCACGATATTGCTACAGGCAGTCCGGGTATTATTACAACATGGGGTACAGTAAGAGATATAAATACCTCTACATACAGTTCTGGAAACGTTCTTTACCTATCTGATACTGTAGCTGGAGCAATGACCACAACTCCTCCAGACTCTCCACATTTCGTAGTTAGAATTGGTACTGTAGGAGAAGTTCACGCTACTACAGGATCAATAGATGTTGCTTTAAGTATAGGCAACAATAAGCAAGATGTTGTCAGTGTATTTAATGGGGCAATATTAGAAGCACACGTTGTTACAGTAGCTTCAGATGGGGCAACTGTTACAGCTACTTTATCTAATAGTTTAGGTGGTGATTTATCTTTATTCCTTAACACAGGTTTTTATGTTTTTACAGCTCCTGCTAACGTAACACTTACTGCTGGATCAGATACTTCTCCAACTTTAAATTATGTGTATATTCCAGATAGTACAAAAACTTTGACAGCAAGTACTGCCGGATGGCCTGCTGAACAACATGTACCTGTTGGTACATTCTTTGTACAAAGTGCTGGCTCTGTCCAGACAGATGCTCCATACAAGGAACATGCTTGGACAGACCACATGACAGGTGGAGATGGTCAGGGACATATTTCACATTTAAACAAGTGGATTAGAAATCAACACGCTACTTGGTTAAGTGGATCAGCTCCTACATTCGCAGGAAGTGGAACTGGTAGTATTACTTTTTCTGCTACCTCTGGAACGGTTTTACAATTGCATGAACATAGTGTTCAAGCTTTTGGAAGTCCAGCGGAAGTTAGAGTTATCAATGATTCAGTAACTCCTTATGTCTCTATGACAGATTTAGTTAACGCTACTCTAGATTCTACAGGAGCTTCATTACAAGGTAGGACATTTGCTCTTACAATTTGGGGAAGTGTAAACGAGACTACTGGAAGCTCTAAATTATTTATGAACTTACCTAGTGGGTCTTACTCTAGCTCAAGTCCTGATTTAGTAAGAACTGATGCTAGTAAATATACTGATTATAGTATCCCTGATGAGTTCAAAGGCACTGGATTTTTAATCCATAGATTAGTAATAGGTATAAATCCTCCGGGAACTGTCTGGACTATTTATGCTGGAGATGGTGACGATATTAGGGGTCAGTTCCCTAATACTGTTGCTGGTTCTTCATCAACTGTAGCTACGGAATTTCCTGATAACGCTTTTGCTGTATTTAATGTAGCAGATAATACTAAAGAAGTTGTACTTGATGTTAGTGGAGTTACAACTGGTAACACTAGAACTTTAACTATTCCTGATGCTAGTGGAACATTAGCATTACTTGATAGTGGAGTTGATCAGGTATTCACTAGTGACGTTAGATCTACTAATAAGAATGGTGACACTTTAGCTTACGCTGATGCTGATAATGTTCTTTTAACATCTTGGGGTGATGCTTTAACAACATCAACTTTTAGTGAGGAAACAGTTAATCAAATTAGTGGATTAGTTTCTTATGAAATAGCAGTTGTTACAGCAGAAGCTGGATGGGTTCAATCACCTTCAGTAGTTGTAGAGAAAAGAAGTCAAGGTAACTTAATAGCAAGTAAATTTAAGTACACATACGATGGCGATAATGGGGATATGAAGGCGTATCTTTATGACGTTACTAATAGTCAGACTCTTGGTGAGCTTTACTTAGATGCTGCGTCTACAGTTAAAGGTGCAGTAGTTTACGGAAACGCTGCCGATACGACAGCTCTCATACAATTAAGGATTGAGGCTGCTGTTGTTAATAATGGAAAGCTCTTAGTATTTGATGATGTTGAATTTACTGATGCTGCTTTGGCGAGCGCTAATATAAATGGTGTTAGTCATACATACATTATAAATCAGGCTGGCAGCGCACTAACAAATAGAGCTGGTGAGATAGAGTTCAACTTAGCTACCGCCACAATAGAGAATACTGACACTGATCTTTTAAGTGTTGTTGATGATTCCTCAAATACTAGAACTAAATTCATAGCGACAAGAAGCATCTCGGTTGTAGCATCATTTTCGGCAGTAACTGGGAATATTACAGGGTACGCACAAATATATAAAAACGGTGTGGCTTTTATAGATGGAAATCAGGCTTATGCTGCAAGTAGAAAGGTGATTATATCCTCCCCAGTACACTTAAACGCAGGGGAATATCTAACTTTTGGAGTTATTGGTGACACAGAGAACGGAGCTGGTAATACTCTTGCCTCAGTAACCGCCACAGCTTCCAACGAACACGTTTTGATTGGTGATGAGAGACAGCAAGCGCATTTTGTTGGAAAAGCTCAATATGTCTTGAGTGCTGATTACTCTACTACAAGTACTAGCTACGTTCTTCCTTCATTGACACTAGCAAGTTCGTCAGTAAGTGGTGGAGTTATCCAGAATACAGTAAACTCCCCAAGTATAACAATTCCAGACGCTAAGGTTGGGACGTATAAAATAACGGTGACAGGTCAAATAGGTAATGACGTAGGGAACTGGGGGCATACGGCAATATATGATGGAACAACGTACTTCTCAGAACAAGCGGAAAGGAATGCTTATGTTTCTACAATGACTTTTAGTGTAGATAATATTACTGAAGGTGATTTAAACCTTGATCTTGTTCTAAAAACTAACGGAACAATACGTATAGAACACTTGGCAACTAACCCTAATCTAGAATTGTCAGTAACCTACCTCCCCCCAGTCGAAGAAGCTTCAGTAATAACTACAGTCGCACTTCCTCAGAGTGAGAAAAATAGTTACGCTGCAAGAATTGCTAACAATGGAACGGCAAGTATCACAAGTGTTGATGCTGATTTCATTGAGAGTGTTACTAGAAGTGCCGATGGAGTAGTTGATATAGTATGGAAAGTTGGGGTTTTTACAGTAGCACCATCTGTTGTTGCTACTATGGACGATACGTCAATTAGGAGTATGGCGATTGAGGCTGTTACTGCTTTAGGTGTCACAATAAAAGCATATATACCTAATAACCTAACACTATCAGATAAAAACTTCTCAATAAAAGTAACCAAGCAAGGCGCAGACGCAAGCAGCGGTCAGGTTTATGTTGGGACAGTTCCACGACATCAGGTTATGTATGTTAAGGATGTTAAACCAAGTGGAACAAATGGTGGAAACTTTGCTAGTGGGGCGTGGAAAGAGAGGGATCTTACAGAATTAAGTGGGGATATATTTGGTAGCCTGTCTGGCGGCATAGTTACCGTTCCTGCCGGAACTTATGAGGTAGAGGCTTCTGCCCCGGCATCTGATGTTGATAGTCATAAAATAAAACTATACGATCTCACGGCAGCAGCAGACTTAATAATAGGTAACAATGCTCAGAATCCGTCGGGACATAGTGGTCAAACACATTCATCCTTGTTTGGGACTATAACACTTACTGTTACTACAGAACTCAGGCTCAGGCACAGGTGTACAACCACGCAGCTATCTAATGGGTTTGGTATTCAAACTGGGTACGGTGTAGATGAAATATACGCACAAATGAAGATTACAAAAATTAGATAGGGGGCAGTTATCGGATTTTTAGACAAGGTAAAAGCAGAAGCTAAGAGGGTCGAGAATAGGGCAAAGAAAGAAGTCTCTAGGGTCGAGAATAGGGTAAAGAGAAAGGGTGATGCGGAAGTTGAAAGAGCTACTGTTAAATACTCACCTGTCGAAGCTGTAATAGGTATTGGCAATATGAATACAGTGAAGCTTGTACATAGGCTTAAGCCAGTGGCAATAGAAGCTTTAGAGAAAACTAGTGATGTAATTTTTGATTGGGCAGAAGAAGAGATTAGAATAAGTAAATCTAAACTAGATAACTTGCTACTCCCTTTACTACCATCGATTGAGGAACAAGTACGAAAAGTCATAGATAGGCTGAGGTAATTATGAAAAAGGAAATTAAGTACGTAATATTTTTAATTGGTTCCGGCCTTACAATACTAGCGTATTTACACTCCACATTTATTACTAGAGCAGAGGCCAATGCTGAGAGTACTAGACACATGGTGATAAGGAATGAAATACTAGAAAAGCTTAAAGTCTTAGATAAAAGAATTTATGAGATTCACAGACATGTTGTGAAATAATATTTACTTGGAGGTAAGTTATGTTAGAGAAAGAAATGGGAGAGGGGAATTTTAGTCTAGAATTAAATGCAGAAGGTAAGATTGTACTTGGTGCAGAGTATGCAGGAAAAGGAGCGACAGCAGGACTAAACATTGTATTAGAGCCTGATTACTTTATTGATAAACTAGCTGCTGCAATTCCAGGCACCATAGATGATGCAGTGCTAAACCTACTTAAGGGTGCTTTAAAAGGCTAAGGGGTTAGCTATGCCAGCATGGGCAAGCTACATAATCAAACTAATTTTAGGTCTACTGATCGATAAAATCAGTGGGCCTATAGTCCGTTGGATTAAGAAACTAGTAGCAACTAAAAAGTATGATAAGAAAGTAGATAAAGCTGTTAAGGGGGTAGAGGATGCAGAGACTAAATCTGATTATGACGATGCTATTAATCGTCTTCCTTAGTTCTTGTTTACCAGTTAATATTTCTCAGAAGAGTCTTAGACTAGTACTCTATAAGGGAGATACTGGCAGATTGTGGGTTGATGAGAAAGAGTCGGGTTGTTGGGAGAGGAACTACCATTACGGTACAGACTTTGCCGGACCTACTTCTGAGTTTAAGGAGATCCCACTAGAAGGCTGTACCGAGATCATTGGTCATAAGACCATTGACTATGGTGAAGCTATTAAAGCATTGAACTCTGCTAGAATAGATTACTCTAATTGCAAGAGTGAGCAGTTTTAAAGTTTAGCATTTTCCTTACCAACTAATCCTCTCTTCTTAACTTCAACCCCATAACTTTTAAGTTTAGCTCTACTTCTAGCAGCTTCAGTTATCTTCTGTAGGGAAGTTATACACATTGATAAAGGAGTTGGAGATTTTAGGATCTCTTTCACTCGTCTAACCTCTACATCAGAAGGAACTTCTCCTTTACCAAGTGCCTCTATATGGTTCTTAAGAGTATTTAATTCAATTTCGTACCTACGAAAGTAACCCCAAAGACCAGAGTACATTGCCCTCATTCCTTCTGGAAGAGTCTTAACACTCTTAAAGGAAACAGTGGACATGCTCCAATTATAGATGGCCCAATTTGTATCACTATCATAATTAATATTGTGCTTCTTCATTTCTTTACCAAATATTCTTTCCTCATCATCCTTAGCTACTAGATTTCTAGCTTCAAATTCTGCTTTGGCCTTGGCCGATCCTACTGTATCTAACTCTTCCACGATTGCCCCCTTATAATATTTTCTTTGATACTGCATTTTTAGTTCTCAGCACCTTTGATATTAATAAATCCGTTTTACTTCCTAAAATATAATGTACAACAGTAGTTTTAGTCTGGCCAATTCTATAGACTCGACAAGTAGCTTGATAATTATCTTCTTCATTCCAAGCTAGATCATTGAACACAACATGAGATGTTTTAGTAATGTTGAATCCTGTACTAGCAGCACCAACTGTCGCTAACAGAAAATCTAGTTTACCATTTTGAAACTCATCTACAATATCGAATCGTTTGTTAGCATCCACCTGGCCATCTATTATTCCAACCCTACCTTTTATTTTTTTCTTAAGTTCTTCACAAACCTTTGGGTGATTAGTGAAAACTATTATTGGTTGGTCTATTTCATTCCTTAAGTTAGTTATGTATTCAGCTGTGAATTTAACTTTAGCTATTGCTGCATCTCTCTTTACAGAGGATACGTGACCTTTAACCCCATTAATATGTTCATCCCACAATTCTTTAATCTTGGAATCCGTACTCGCCTTGTAATTAACTATCACTTCTTTATCTAGTAGTGGGGGTAGATCTAAAACTTTAGAAGCTAATCGTCTAAGGTATTTACCCTTGAGATATTGTTTTAGTAGTGGAATATTTCTAGTTCCAGTAAATTTAGTTATAGTTCTTCCATTTATTCTAAACTGTTTCTTGTTACTAAACTTATCGCAAAATGACCAATGGTCAAAGTCCCTAAGTATGTCAAACTTCCAAGGCCTTTGCCTGTAGGAACAGATACCCATTACAGTGTACCAATCGGATACCTTACCTTTAACTGGAGTTGCTGATAGTCCAATTACATATTCAAAATTACCAGACTTTACTAAGTCGTGGGCGTTTACTGTCCTTTGAGCATTTGGTCCCTTAATATAATGCACTTCGTCAAACACTATTATTTTCCTATTAGTTGCCACCTTAAATACGTGAGCTAATTGGGAGTATGACACTATTACAATATCATGATCTGTAGTCTTCATGCCCCCAGTACTACTATAAACTTTAACAGTTTTCCAGGGTATAAATTTCTCACACTCTGCTTGCCAATTTTTACGGAGATAAGCTGGGACTACTATTACGGCTTTTAAATTAGTTTTTAACAGGACACTTAACGCTTGTGGACTTTTTCCACATCCGGCAGAATCTCCCAGAATAATATGTTTATTTCTTAAGATAAAATCAACACCTTCTTTCTGGTATTCGTGTAGTTCGTATCCTGTTTCCATTTGTACCTCAAAAGATGGGCCAACTTATGTTGACCCACCGACTACTGATTCTTAAGAAGATAGTGTATTAATTATAATTCAGCAGCCTCTTCAAATTCTCCCATACCCTTTACAACTAAGTCAACGAAGGACTCTAGCACATCACCTGAGGGACCGAACATGTCCTCACCATTTAACGCTTCAGACAGAGCTTTAGCTTTGGCAACTGTAACTTTACTCTTTTTCCAATTTGGATATTTATCTGCCAGGATAGTAGCTAATTCGTCCTTGTGTTCTTTAATCATTCTGTCATACGGAACACAATCAGACTTCTTAGGTGCTTTCTTAGTAGTCTTTTTAGTTACTTTCTTCTTAGCCTTCTTAGTAACCTTCTTTGGGTCTTCATTAACTTCTTCTACCTCTGTTTTATTTACATCCTCTTCTTTAGCAGGAGCTGTTTCTGGTGTATTCTCAGGTTGATCCTCCTTAACAGAAGTAGGTATCTCCTTGTTATAAGCACTAACAATTTCTGCCTCTAATGTTAGTAGTTCATTACCTGTGTTACCTTCTTCTACTGTTCTAGTTACTTCAATCTCTGTAAAACTATAATTAGCTTCACCAAATCTCTTTACTAATCTAATGTTCTCTTTCATCATCATTCTCCTTATCTAGTTTAAAATTTCCTATAATCTGATCTAACAGTTTATCAGGGTCATCATTAATTTTACTTAACTTCTCTACTTTCTTTTCTAACTTCTCAACTACTTCAGTAAGTTCATTGAACGCCATTACCTCACCCATTTTTATGTTGAGGTCTTTATCATTCATGGCCTGTATCTTAGGAACTAAGGGTTTTATGTTCTTTAAGATATAGTCCATATCTTGAAGAATAGTAGTTATCGTTGCCCTATTTCCTAGTATCCTATCTATATAAACTGGGTCATAGGACATTTCAGTAAACTTTTTAAATACCTTTTCGGTTATGCGGTTTACTATTTCTGACGTATCCCTACCCCTAAAGAAAGCTGAGTCTTCAGCTATCTTATTTTCCTTTTGTTGTCTGTTCATTTGTGTAACCTAGTTGTGGAGATCTATCTACCATTTTCAAAGCAAGGTCTTGCATAAACTTAGATGCCTGATTACCTTCAGTGTGTAGTTTAGATAATTCTGTACCTAACTTCTGGTAAAGCTCCCTATTAACTACCTCTTTCTCTGTTACCAGTTCTTTAGCATGCTCGTTCCTAATCTTAGCAACATCTTGATCTTGCTTAAGTAGTAGTTTGGCCTGGAACATTTCTTTTTCTTGCTTAGTTTTTGACATCCAAAGCTCTTTCTCTTGCTCAAACTTAGCTCTTTCAATATCTAGGACAGACTCGAACTTAGTTCTTTCTAGCTCTAAAGTTTGTTGTAACTTAGCTCCATCTAGTTCTAATTTATCTATACGTATCTGTAATTCTGGTGAAGGGTCTATTACCCTATTTATAATTCTAGGTTCAAATCCAAACATATCATTCTCCTATAATAAATCTGCATCGCAGATTGGTTGGTTAGTCGGTGTCCATTGATCAAACGCCCAAGGTGTTGGATCAATATTAACTATGGTGTCCTTAAACACCCACTTGTTTTTATACCCTCTCTTTATTTCCTCTATTGCCTTCATGTATTTTGCTCTACCTACAGCTAGGTTTTTCTTAGTAGCTTTATAGACCTGGCAATTAGCAAACTCTTCGTCTTTAGTAGCTACTACCCAATAGAAATCCTTAATAACATCTTTACCTAGAACAGTATTAAAAGCATCTATATAGAGTGCAGCTGAAAGATCATAGTCTAAATCATCTATCTTCTTATTGATTGACTTATAGTCTTTTGCGTTTCCTGTGGTAGATTTAAGGTCGAATATAAATCCTCTATCTACGTCTATGAAATCCGATCTTACTTTAGTATCTAAACCTTGAACCTTAGTGAAGCAAGATAATTCCGCTTCTCCACCTTCCATCAAATTTTGTAGAATAGTATTACCGAGAGTTGATTGAATTAACCTATCAGCTTTAGCGTAATCAGACTTAGTAATGATAGCTTTACCTTCATGTTCTTCCTTAAAGGCATCCCACTCTTTACCCCTTCTCATCTTACCTAAGAATACAGCACACTCAGCATCTAATGTCTCAGGTTCAAGAACAGCAGTGTGATAGTAAGTCCCGATATCAAAAGCAGGGTTACTAACATTTTGTTTCTCACCTAAAATATATTGCTTATGGAAAGCTTCTATATCCTCTTTAGCTAACTTGAATTGAGAAGAACTAAAACAATCTTTATCCTCATGGTATTGCTTGTTGGTCAAGTCTTTAGCTTTAATTAGTTTCATTTGTACCTCTGAAATAAAGGGGCCTTTCGACCCCTACTAAATTTATAATTCTACTTCGTCACCACCAAGTTTTTCTTCTTCCGAACTCTCAGCGTTTTTAATGGCCTCTACATCTACAGAGTCATCATCAACAGATAGTTGAACACTGTGGAATTTCTTGCCCTTAAACGAACCTTTCTCAATCTCACCTTCACCATCGTAAGTCATCTCTACGAAGCTTCCTGGCAACACATCTTGCATGTTGTGTGACAAACTACCACAAGAATTAACACCAAAAAGTGATCCTTCTTTAAGTTCTGTACCATCGGCAAATTGCGCCTCAATGATTTCTACCTCGTAACAAGTGTTACCAAAATTGTCTTCATAAGTTTTAATAAACTTACCGACAATAAAGTCTCCAATCGTCCATTTTTTCCAACTTTTGTAAGCTCTTCCACCACGTTTTTTAAAATTAAAATTTCTACCCATAACTTTTCCCTTTAAGTGAGTTTTATTTTTATACTTTAGTTCTAGCTCACTATTCTTAAACTAAAGCAGTTCTGAATCTGGTGATTCAAAATATTTAGAAAACTTATCATACTCTTCCTTAGATCTCTCATCTATATGAACACCTTCGGTTGATACTTTTATATTATTTAATTTAACTGTTCCCTCTTCTAATCCAGTACCCCAAGCTTCACAATCTAAACCTATGGGTAGAGCATCAGGAAAGAAGAACTTAAATGCTTCTTGCATACAATCAGCAAATGTACTTACAGCTTTCCAATCATTAAGGTCAACCATAATGTAGGCCGCATCGTGTAAAGGAAACAATACTTGAATCCCCTTATCTTGAGTTAGTTGAATGGCCTTCCTTAAAATACAAGAACCCATTCCTTGAATTGGACAATTAAGAACTGATCTTTCATTATCATTATCCCCAAACATTACCCAACCATCAGCAAGGCGAATGTATTTATTATCCTCATAGTCTTCTAGTAATCTATCCTTGTAGTCTGATAGTTCCTCATATGTTTCTTCAAACAAATCAATATACTCTTGAGCTTCTGATTCTTCTACAACACGTCCTAGGTCTAGTGACAACTTCTTAGCTAGTCCAACCTTAGTCATACCATAAGATATCCCAAGAACTGACGACTTAAATGCTTGACGTTCTTTTGGATAGGTTTGTTTAGTACCTTTTTCTGGTATTCCCCTAGCAGCTTTACCAAAAGCTAAGTAGACATCCCCTGTTAAGTAGGCCTTAATCATTTCCTTATCACCACTCATTAATGCTGATAAATAAAACTCTTGTGATTTATCATCAATTCCAACAATCATTTTACCAACTGGTGGGTGTACTAAACCCCTCATCCAAGCAGCTTTTAGAAATATGAATCCTGTAGCTGATGGTTGATACCTGGCAGATTGAGAACCATAAGCATTGAGGTAAGGTCTAACTACATTATCCTTACCCAAGTAGTCCTTAAACTTCTTCCTAGTAGATTTAGTCTTAGCAGGAACAAACCCATTGAGGTTTTGTTTCGTATGTAGATATCTCACCATTTGCGCACCAAAATTATCTCTTGGATAACTATGGCGAAATGGAAAGTGTTTAGTAAAAGCTTCTAGTTTATGGGATAAGGCCCCTTTATCAGTCTTAAGCCATTTATCCTCTAGATCTAAACTCTCTATAAATTCATTAATAGGTTTCTTCTTTTGAGTAAACCGTCTTGATTTCTTATCTAACCAAAATGGATGAATATCTGGGAACTGGGAATTAATATCTTTTTGAATTTCAGATAGTATGTTTGTAGTACTTAATGAGAAGTTCTTAACTTTCTCGTGGTCAATTGGGTAGCCTTTTCGCTCCATCATGGCCGTTCTAACACCAGTTTCACCTCTCCACAGCATATCCTTTAACAAAGTAGAGAAATGCTCTACACTTAGGATCTTCTTAAACTCTGCGGCCATTCTTTTATAGAGCCTGTGTAGATGAAGAGTATCACTGATACAATACTCCATTATATCTTCTTTCTCTTTCTCAGTATAAGAATCAGGAGCAGAGATAATCAACTTCCTCATCTCATCCTTATGCTCAGTATCTATTTTAGTACCTAAAAGTTTGAAAGTAGTTTGAGACAAATTATGGGTTAAAACTCCACCACCAGTTTCACCTTCAGACCTGGCCCATTTAGGTCTTGGTTTCCTGTAAGTCTTAACCTTACCTTTATCTAAATGTTTTCCATATTTAAATCCATCATTGTGATTGGTTAGCATTCTAAATTCTTTAAAGGTATCAATCCAATCAAATTGCAGAGGGTCTATTACAAGTGAGAGTAAAGCAGATGCTTCAGCTTCAACAGAATGAGCAATAAATATGTAGTTACCTTCCTTCTTGTACTTAAGGAAGTCTTCTAACTTATTTATCTCTTCTCTATTGTTATTATTTGTCCACCAAACATGTTTAAGTTTTGTTACTGTATCGTAAACAGCACAACAAACAACATTCATGAACTCTTCTTTGGATGAAGAGTACTCAAAATCAATATTCAAAATAGGTCGGATCATTGTGTTTGTTCTCCTAACTTTAAACTTTAAAACATATTAGCAGATTTTTAGGTTATGTCAAGCGTACTACAAAAAAATATAGCGAATAAAATCTGGAGAAATTATTCGCTATACAAAAACAAAGTGTACCTATGGTTGGGTAACCTCGAACAAACACAATTCAAAACTTACTGTGCTTACTCTACGTAGTCAAGTTATAAGTCTATCTCCTCACCACCTAGTTCTTCTTCTGGTTCCTCATCATTAGGTCGAGCATCCCCATTTAATACGTGAGAAGCTACCTTAATTTTGTACCTTCTATCTCCATCTTCCTTAAATACCTCACCGACACGTAAACCATCTTGTCGTTTGAAGTTCTTTAAGAAATCGGTAATTTTGTCCGAATTAGTGGGTATCGCAGATCCTTTTATGTTTTCATACTTCTTACGGATAGTAGCAATTGTTAGGATCTCTTTACGCCCTTCTAGGATCTCATCTAAAATGGCCTTTTCCCAACCATAAAGAGAAGAATCTACCAACTCATAAAATTTATCGCCTTTAAAAGGTACAAAGGATCCTTGGGATGGTTCCCTATCCAGAATGAAATTACCGAACATGTTGACTATTTTAGAGTTTTCGTCCTCAGTTTCCAGTATAAGGTCATTTATATCTTTAGGTGACATTATACTCTTTAGGTCTTCAGTAGTGGCAAAATCAGGTACTGAGAACCTCCTGTCGTCGTGTTCTAGGTACATGTCAGTCGTATCATTGTTAACAATTATAAAAGAGTTGAAAGTTTTAGAAGTACTTACTGCATCAAGACCTTTTCTCTCAATATTTTGGTACTCATTAACTATACGCTTCAGTTTCTTATGGTTTTCTGGGGTAACTCGTTCTTCATCCATTAAGATGATTCTATTTTCGGCCAGGACAGCATTAAATCTTGAGGATAAGAAACCTTCATTGGCCGCTGCAAAGTGGGAATGTCCCACAAGTGAACGACAAATGGAGCAAAAGACACCTTTCCCGATGCCTTTGCCGCCATTCAGTACCAAAAAAGTTTCATTTCTGGATACTAAGGCGTACCTTAGCCAGTCCAAAATATACTCCTTAGACTCTTTTGTAAAGAGGTGATTGAAAACTTTATCAAAGATCTCTGGGATTTTAGGGGCCTCTGGGGTATTTGTTCTCCAAGGTGGTGAAACATAGGTGTTTATTCTGTGGACCTTAACACCCGATTTTTCAACAATGCCCACACTTCTAACGTCATAGGGGTCAAACACTATCTCAGATATAGGTATTCTACCTATTAAACTCTTCTCTTCATTTGAAATAATCTTTTCCCAGGCCTTATGAGAGAGGTCAGAAACCTTTTTAGTTTTCCTGTCTACCAGGTATATTATTCCTGTAGACCACTCACTTGTTGGGTAGAACTTACGGAAATACTCCTCGGGGTCCGCTGTATTATCTCCCTCAACGTGTATGGACTCCATTATAACGTTTTGTTTCTTTCTTTGAGTCTTAATAACCGCTAATGTTAAAACTTCTCTCCAAAACGCTACTTTATCCCTATCTGAGGGGTGTGTTTTATAGTATTCCAGTTCTACGTCACAGACACTTATTAAATTGTTGGTCTCACTCCTACTAAACTCTGTAGGTGTAAACACCTTACCATCAAATTTAAAAGACTTACCAACCTTCTCAACACCAAAGTCACAAATACTGTCTGAAATTGCTTCTAACATTTTTGCTCCCCCAGTTTGTACTCAAACTTAAACCCCTCACTGGTAATGTATAACTGTCGACCTTTTACTTTAAGGGAAACTTTAGTGACTGAAGTGTTTTTAAGGGCCAATAGGGTTTTCTCTAGTATGTATAGATTGAACTCTTTTCCTTGAATTTTGTAGGTTCTTGTTCTTCTGGTGTAACTAGTCCACTTCTCTGGACGTTGCTCACAGTACCTAACTAGGCGGTATTGTCGTTTTACAGATCTCTCTGGCATAATGAATCTCCTTTTCGGATACGGTTTAAATGTCTGATAGAAACTATAGGGTCGACAGAAAGTATTGTCAAATATATATTAATTTAACATGTTTGGCACCCTGCACCGCATTACGCCTATTTACTACTATACCCCTTATTATATATTTTTTTGGTTTGAATTATAAGAACTTGAGTAGAGAAAGTCCCGATTTATTGTGTTGTGTTATAAATCTACTGTAATTTTGAGGTGCAAAAGATATTAATGTTTTTGAAGTATGAATGTGATTTTCGTTATGTGTATTCATATTGATTACAAGATACAGTACTATACTTGATTGTCAACACTATTTATGATTTAATGTGTAAATATATGAATACTTGGGGTACAAATGGTTTATAAAGCAGATACAGCGTGTAGTAAGAAGGGAAGAGCTGCCAGAAGGAAGGGTAAAAATGGTGAAAGATTCGTTGCTAACTTCCTAAAGGACAGAGGATTTCCTGCTAGAAGAGGGGTACAGTTTTCTGGTGGTATGGATTCTCCTGATGTTATTTGTGAATCATTACCTATTCACTGGGAAGTAAAATGGGTTGAAAAGTTGAATGTTCTTAAGGCCTATGCCCAGGCCAAAGGTGATGCAGGAGATAAAATTCCTGCTGTAGTACATAAGGTTAATGGTAACTCTGCTAAGGTTACTCTAGACTTTTGGGACTTCGTTGACATATTACAAGTAGCTACTGATAAGGTAGATAAAAAGAATAACTATATAGACATAAGGGATAAGTATGTTGGACGAGGACGGGAGAGTACCCTGCGGATGGTCGAGGACTCCGACCTTTTATGATCCTAAGTATTGTAAAGCTATAGTACATCACTGCTCAGATGGTAGTAGTATCGTTAGTTTTGCCGTATCCATAGGTATGTCATACAATCAAATGATTAAGTGGTATAAACTATACCCTGAGTTTGGAGAAGCTAGAGATGCTGCTAAGGAGGCCCAAATGTGTTATTGGGAAGAACTAGCTAAGGCCCAAGCTACTGGTCAGTCTAGAGGTAACGCTGCTAGTTTAATCTTTACTATGAAAAATAGGTTTAAAGAACACTACCGCGATCGTCAAGATATTGAGGTATCGGGAGATCTTAACTTTATTGTCGATACTGGGATAGTGCGTCAAAAGATTACTGATGAATCTCCTGACAGTGTAGAGGTTGACTACACTGTAGAAGAATCTTCTGATTTACTATAGTTTAAAGAAGTCTTTCCAAAACTGCGCCATAACCTCTGGTTCAATCCATTCTTCATCTCGGTCTATAAAGAAGGTTTCAGATAGTATTGCTACTTTCATTCCTGCTTTTTTAGCTTTTACTAGATTACGACCACCTCTTTCATTTGGTTTTCTCCAAAGAATACCATTGTCATACCTGGCTTTTCTGTCTGGGAACCTTAACTTAAAAGCATCAATCATTAGCCTGGCATATTTCTCAGAGAGAGTATCTCCTTCTAGTACTAGGAATTCAAAACCCCCAACCATTCCATTATAGGCATTTTTATGTGGCTCTAGGCTTGCGTTACAGCCTTCGTCCCTCAATCTTTTGGCAGCACCATAAACACCTCCACTATCCCTGAACTCCCAAGGTAGATTTACCTCGGGGCACATATTAATACCGTAACCGTACTCATTATATTTTTTGTCTTTAGTATAAGCACCTTTAGAAGTAAATGTGTGAGGATTGATAATCCCCCAAACAGGTACAAATTCGTCAATGTCTCCTACTTCTCCGTAACTATCATCATTCTCATAACCTCTAAATTTACTCTTAATCCATCTAAATAATCTTCTCATAATTTCTCTCCAGTTATATTGTGTCTTCTAGTCATAGTTCCAGTTAAATAGTAAGTTGTTCCGTTAACTACAGTAGGCTTAGTCATGTCAGGTGTTATTTTACACCAAGCTTTAGTAAAGCTATCGTATAACGATTTCATCCTCTTAATCCTAATTTCTCTCTTTCAACTAGTGTATTATAATCCCTAGAAAGAGATCCAACATGTTTACCAAACTCCATACACCTATCAAGTAGGTTTCTAGCTTCCTTATAGTCTCTCTTCATTTTTTGATTTTCCATGACTTGTTTGGCAAGTTGTTGCTGTAATTGCTTTATTTGGTCTTTCATAATTCTGTATCCTCAACTAAGTCGTAGTAAACAACCAGTTGTTTTGAAGAATTAATGTCAATTTTGTTTAAACATTTATCCCCCAACATAACCATTTTATTTTCTTCAAGGCAATCACTAATCTTTCCCCCCATTTCTGTGATGTCCAAGACATTTGAATCAAAGGCCTGTTTAATGGCCAGTATTTTATGAATAGTTTTATCTATTTTAGTGTTCATAATTCCGTATCCTCCACTTCTTCTAAATATTCGTCTATATAACTGTCAAGTCTCTCAATTTCACCTTGTTTGACCTTAATTACCCTCTCTAATTTGGCTATTAGTATTTCATTAGTGTGGGTAATAGTGGTAAAATCTTTTACTATTTCTTGAAGTATCTTAATTTTGTTCTCTAAAAACTCTATTTCACTCATCAATTACTTCCTAGTGGGTGATCTTCTTGCCAATAGTACGTATTAAATACTTTATCCCATGATCCAACGAGGAAAGTACATATTTTCATAGTTCTTTTAAGGTTAAAGGATTCCATAATCGTCCAGGCCTTAAGTTTACCACTAGTAGTATGGTCATCTGATAGACATGAAAGAATACAAGTAAAGCTTAAGAGGGGTAGTACTACCTTATGTCCAGCACTATAAGCTGATACCAGTACGGCCTTAGGTTGCATTAATCGATTAAAATCTATTTTACCTGTTAAATTGTTGTAGGTGAAAAGATGTTTCCAGAGATATGACCATATCCTAATATTTTCCTGTTTCCATTTACAGTTTAAACAAATTAACGCTATTAGCTGGTCATTAGACATGTAGTCTTCTTTTGAGCCATCTTTCCAAGGCCTTTGATTAAATAAACCTTCAGTTTCTGTCTCGCATTTACCCCAATAGGCTACTAAACTGAAATAGATATCAGGCCTACAAGTATTTAGTAAATAATACTGTATTGACCAGAGGGGGGAATTTTCTTCTGGAAGCTGTAAATTTTGGTGAACATTTAGTAAACCATACTCTGTATCAAAATAACTCACTTTAACTCCTAGTAGTCTCTTTTCTATAAACTAATTTTTACTGGTAACTTCTTCACGCCTATATCCTAGCTCTAAATCAATACTGTCTCGCTCATGTAGCAATTGAGGTATTGTCATGTGTGTGTATTCCCCTTTGGCATTATAACTTCCTTCTTTTCTGTACCTTCTCATAAGCGCAGTTGTGCAATTAATGCAATGGTTTCTTAGTTTATCCTTCGTGCTGTTATGCTTATGGTATCTGCTTAGTGGTTTATCTTTCCCACACTTGTTACATTCCTTCGTTTTCATCTCAACTCCTTTATAATTATCTCTTTTCTATAAACTAATTTTTACTGGTAGCTTCTGACGTAGTTTTTTCTCTAAGATACTCAACAACTCTCTGAAGTTTTTCAATAAGTTCCTCGGCCACCTCGACATCATTAAAGCCAAAACCTTTAAAACTTTCATCTTCGCTGTCATCTTTTATTATAATAGATGGAAACCCTGCACAGTTTTCTAAATCAAAGACACAATGGTCTTTATACAAAAATGTGACAGAGGAATCTAACCGTTTAGTCTCTACTTCTACATTTTCACAACTAATAGCGGTCGTAGCTTTTATACCTCTAGGTTCTAGAACTGTTTTTGCTAACTTAAGTGCTTCTTCATTGTTATCGTCACCCTTTATATTATCAGGATGAATAAATCCTACAAACTGGTTTTTCACTTCCCCATATATTCTGTAAATTCCCTTGCTCATCTCAACTCCTTTATAGTTAACTCAAATTGAGTAATTAATTATTCTGGTAAAAACGTCATATCAATTTACCTTTGTATCTTTATCGGGGTGATCTGGTCTCATTCCACTTTTTAAAAAATAGCTTTCATAAGACCTGCCTAAACTAAACTTCTCGTCCCAATAGCTATCCATGATACACTCTGAAAGTGTAACCATTCTACCAATGCCAGCGACGGCATTTCTATAAGAACCATTAGTTATCATTTCTGCTATCTCTATTGCTCGCTCTGAAATCTGTGTCCTCGTAAGCGACAATTCTATAGCTTCTTTTTTTAATATTTTCTTTTGCATATTATCTCCTTTTGCTCAGAACATTGTTTTCTATACGTTATTATTCTCTGGTAAAATCTGTCATAGGTTTTTTATAATCCCTTCCGCCCAGTCTATGGCTTTATTTTTAGCTCTCTTCCATTTCCATTTAGCCAAGCTCGGCATTAAGAATGTAGATAAACTAGGTCCACTAATATACGTACTGCGATTAGCTTTATGATCGGTCCAATCTATCTCCTCGCTTAACCATAGTTCCGCCTTAAGTGATGTCCTGTAATAGATTAATCTCAACTCGTGCTCTTGAATCTTAATAGTTTCCATACTGCCCTCCTAGAAATCTCTTTTCTATAAACAATTTCCATTAAATTCGGTCCATACTTATCTTTAGCTTTTTTCAAGCTAACAAATACCCAATCAGGCATCGTATGCTTACCTATCTTATAATGTAATATCATTTTAGCTTGAGCCTTTATTGTTTTCTTTAACAACTTAATTTCTTTGACCATCTCACAACCTAAGCAATTGCCGTCGCTAGGGTCGTGCAGTAATCCACATTTATCACAATATTCTGTATCCATATCAACCCCTTCTTGTTAAATAATAGGCCACTACTGCTTGTAGTACAACAAGCAGTAAAACCAATATTAATATTATTATATCCTTATCCATCTAAGTTCCAAAATAGACTCTTTAATATGTAGAAAAAGATTAATGTGCCTACAATTAAACTTATCATAATTGCTCAACCTGTTTAAAAAGCTTAAATAAAGCTGTTCTTTGACCTACCTTAAGGTCATTTACATATGACATTAAGGATACTTCACCTTCTGATAGTAGGTAAATTAATAGGGCCTCTCTTAATGACGGTGTTTTTTCCATACGTAGATACAGAGCTATTTTAATGTCTTGAACTTCTAGGAAATTAGCTAGTTTGTCATTAGAGATGTTGTTTTTCTTTAACCAATACCATAATCGAATGTTTTTGATGGTAGGTTTGTATTTATGACGCTCTTTAAAGGCATCTGATACTAGTTTAGGCATTGTGTTTGTCCTTTGTTATAGTAAATTAGAGTCTGTACGCCATGGGTTAGCAAATAATTCTTTACTAACTCCATATCTAGCTGCGTAATTCCTAACTGTACTAGTAGTGCAGTCATAGTGTAAAGCTATTTCAGTAGTACTATAACCTTTCTTAACGAAAGCTTTAAAGTCTTTTTCATTAACTGGCACTGTCCTAGCAGTAATCCAATTGTTCTTTAATAAATCAAAAAGACCATATTTCTTAGCTCTTTGCGATATTACAGGAGCAGTACATTTTAATATACCCCCTATTTGTGTTGCTGTTAGGCCTTGTTCGATTAATTTCTTTAATCTTGCTTTGTCTATTTCTATCATTTTTCTAACTCCTCATATTTCCAAGCATTATCGCTATGTTCTTTAAGTTTGTTCAAAACGTCATTGTGCCTATATTCTTTGTTGATAGCATTACCACCAAAAGCAATCTCATAAATCGATTCAATGAATTTCGTAGTCTTATTCTTTTTTACAATTTTAGTAATTTTCTCAATATTTTGGTCTTCACAAGCGAGTAGGTAGGCCATCCTTTTATTAAAAAATGGGCATTCAGAACAAAATCCCGCAACAATGCATTCGTGGTTTACAAAATACTCGTATTTTACACTTTCCAAGTTGTTGTAGTCGGATATAAATATTTTAGTAGTTCCATCTTTCATATATGCTTTATATTTATGTTTAAGCATTTTAGTTCCTTTTAATGTATGTTTAACGATATTTTGTTGTTGTTGGCCAGGGTAACGTGATCATTATCTGACGCGGATACATAACCTTTTGGCATTTTCTCATTCTTTTGTAAAACAATGGCATGTTTGTCAGTCTCTTTATTTATACGCTCATCATACATACCACCAAAAGAGTAGATTAAGGTAAGGTTATCGGGAATTTTATACTTTTCTACGATAATTATAGATTTAGTATAGGCGTAAAATGTGACATGTGGTAAAGCTTTGATTATGTTTAACCACTTTTCGAAATAGGTATAATTGTAAAAGTCTCCACTTGAATGAATACGAATAGCTTCAGCTTCACTCATTACAATTTCATCAAACATATTGTGCGTAAAGTTAGGGTATTTTGTCGCTGCAAAATTCGCTGTATGTTTTGCTTTAACTACTGGCCAGGTATAAAAACCTTTATTGGCATAACAATATTTTTTACAATCCTTAGCGTATGGGCAAGTAGTAAGCGCAGGTAAAGCAAAGTCTAAAGTCTTTTTACCTGTTAGTAAGGAAGTTTTCTTTAATTTACTATTTTGTGTTAGTAGTTTCATTGTAATAGTTCTCCTTCGATATCTACTATTGTTTCAAAATGGTTTAAAAGGTCATATGCAAAGGTCATGAACTTCTTTGATTCTTTACCGTTAATCCAAGTATATGAATAGGTTAGCTCATCAATTTCATAGTTATTGTTGTTCACAAGTATAGAAATATCATACATAAATTCTACACAACAATTGATGTTGTTCTTATTTACTATGGCCATACGTATGTCATTAGGTATTAGGAAGGAGTGAAATACTTCCTTATTGTTTATAGTGTATTTCCTATCTTCGTATTCAATAGCTATTGATATTTCTCTCTTAATTGTAGGCATTGATTCTCTCCTTGTGTTGTTTAATGATTGAAATACTATTTGATTCAACATCAAAATTGTTTTGATGTCTTTCTAGTCTTTTAACAGTTTCAAATAAGGTACCTTGGCCGCAAAGAATAAAATAACCGTTAAACATAATCCCATACTCATTACCTAAATCTAAATCAACAAAACAGTTAAATTTACCCCTTCTAAATAACTGGTAATCTATTCCTGTAATACTAGTTAGTTTGGAAGAAGTAGGGTAAAACCTACTAGTTTTAGGCATGTTTGGCTTAAGATAAGTATTCTTTGCCATTTTATAAGTAGCAGTAGACATAGGTTTATTACGTTTAGGTTTTACTAGGGGGTTTAGTGGAATAGGCTTTAGATCATTATAGTCGGTAAACCTATCAATGAATTGTTTAAGATTATTCACAAAGAATCCGGCAAAGTAATCAGATTGAATATCAGATATGTCATTAATAGCTCTGATATGCCAATTATGACAATAATCTTCACGGCCATTAGTAGGTGCAAATTCACCAATATACTTCTTTCCATGTAGTTTAATGAAATTACCTCTATCTTCTATGTGTGTTTGAGGTAGTCTTTTAATAATTGTAGTTAGTGCTTTATCTAGTTTCATAGTTACATCTCCTTTATAGTTATAGTGTTACGTTTACTTTCAATGGCAAAAGCATCAAATAGGTCAGGGCAATTATCTCTAAATGGTTCTAATGGTAGGTAAGTACTATTTGTTGTTGATAATCTAACTCTAAAATTACCTATGTTTATTGATTGTTTCATAGGTAGTTGAGTAGTTAAATCTAACTCTAAATCTTTAATAGTACTAACTAACCTACGCTTATTAGCTCTTAAACTGTTTAGTAGTAGTACTTTGTTACTTAGTGTTTGTTCTAGTTTCATGTTCGTTTTCCTTCGTAGTGTGTGTAAATAGTTATCAGTAGTATGGGTATACCTATAATGAGTATGTACTTAAGGAATACATAAAATAGGAATAAATAGATACATATTACAAATATGTTTAGTAGTAGTCCTTTCATAATTAGTCTTTGAAGTACTCAACATACAAGTAGTATGAGAGTAGGATAGTAATAATTAAAACAATTACATCTAAATACTGAATATTAATCATGTAATGTCCTTGGCAGTAGGTTTTAGAGGCGACGTATTTATAAAAACTATTGAATCTGAAAAGTGATAGATTTTATCTATCAGTTGGGAATGCCTTTGTAGACGTGCTTTCATTGTGTTTGTTCCTTTTGTTAATGTTGTAAGGTTATAAATGGGCGGCTTTTGTTGGTCTCTAATGTTGTACTTGTTCAAGCACTATTAAGAGGTTTTATGTACATTGTCCTTAAAGTGTTGTCCTCAATAATTAGTGAGATGTTGCCTCAATTGTTAATGTTGTACCGTATGTTGCCTAAACACTACCCTATAAACTTCCTTCTAAGACAGCACACTATCAGGTGCCAAACATACTGTCTATTATTATCTTTAATCTATTTGGCAGTATAATACTTACACCGTCACTGCGTCATCACTACTGTACTACATACGCACAGTAAAATAGCAGTATGTGTGCATGATGGTCTAAACATAGGGGACAATTGAGGTATCATTATATAGTACAATCTGTGGGTGTAGTAGATAGAGTATATATTATATAAGATAATGTAGTGCAAAGGCCTATGACCCCCAATGATAGTGGGAATGTGGGTTAAGGAACCCCTCATGTTGTAAATCAGATAATATCAATTAACACATTGTGTTAACCCCTCATGTTGTAAATCAGATAATATCAATTAACACATTGTGTTAGATGGGTACAAAATCGCCCCATGTATTCCCCAATAATCTTAGGTTTAATAGATTTTATCTATTGGTTTATTGAGAATTGATAGATTTTATCTATCACTATTCAAATTTGATTAAATTTAGCTATTACGGTAGACTTACTATAACGATTGTTCTCCGTGATTGTTAACGTCTTGTAATAGGGGACTTAAGGACGAGTTCCCTATTTTTTAGGTGGAAATGGACAATAGAGATAAAAAGATTGAAAGTCTACTAAAAAAGTGTGAAGATCTAAAAAGAATTATTAAAAATTTAGAGAAAGAGGTATCTGATGGTAAGAAGAAGAGTGTTAGACGTGAACAACAATATGATCGAACAAGTAGTAGAACCAAAGAAAGTAATAAAGGAAACTCCAAAAGTAGTAGAAAGTCTAGGCCTCGAAAACAAGCAGCTTCCAGTAGTGTCAAAGAAAGAGGAGTTAGAGATACTTTCCTTGAGCGAATTAAGAGGATTAGCAGTAACAGAGAAGGTTAAATTTCCTAAGAATATTGGTAAAGCTAAAATAATTGACAAACTGCTTGAATTTTATTCTGAACCAGAACTCTAGTGTGAATAATTTACCTACAGCAAAACAGATAAGAGAACAGTTTTTAGTAGATAGTTTTAAACGTAATGCTCCTGTAAGTAAGGGTGCTTCAGAGAAATATCTACTTGCTACTGCTAAACAAACTGCTGATAGAGATATGCGATATTTAATTATTAATGAAACTAAAAGGATTAGTAATAGTGGTTAAAAAAATATCCACTGGGTATATTCCTAGAGAGTGGCAAGCCAAAACACATGCTCTTTTAAAACGTCATAATGTTTTAGTTTTCCATCGTAGAGGTGGTAAATCTGTATTTGCTGTTAATGAGATTATTGATAGAGCAATATTTTTTGATAAACTAGATTTAAAAACTGGTGAACCTTTAAGAAATCCTCATTTTGCTTTTGTTGCTACTACTATAGGTCAAGTTGAGATGATTGCTTGGCAGTATTTTAAAGAGTATTGTGCTGACATTCCTGGTGTTAAATTTAATAATCAGAAATTAAGAATTACTTTCCCACACCCTCGAGGATTGGCCACTATATATTTATTTGGTGCTGAGAACTTTGAAGCAATGAGGGGTATTTATTTGGATGGTTACGTTCTAGACGAGTATGCAGACATGCATCCAGACGTTCGTGACAAAGTTTTACTGCCCACTCTTTCAGATAGAAAAGGTTGGGAGATAATTATTGGTACACCTAAGGGTGAAAATGCGTTTAAAGATATTTATACTCAAGCAATTGACAATCCTGACATGTGGTTTAGTTGTTTATACAAAGCTTCGGAAACAGATATATTAGATGATGATGAATTAATAATGTTAAAACGCTCTATGTCTGATGAAGCTTATAGACAAGAGTATGAGTGTGATTTTAATGCTGCCCCAAGTGGAAAATATTATCAAACATATATAGATGATCTACGAAGAGAAGGCAAAATTTGCTCGGTTCCTCACGATAATAGTTGTTTGGTTAGTACCTTCTGGGATTTAGGGCATTCCGACTCTACTACTATTTGGTTTATCCAAGAAGTTGGTCGGGAAATTAGAGTTATAAATTATTATGCTGCTCACGGAAAAGGTATTGAACATTACATAGATTATTTGAATGAATTAGAATCAGAAGGTCGATATAGGTATAATGAACACGTTTTACCTCATGATGCTAATCACCATTCTTTACAAACCAATATGACAATGGTTGATAGGATGGAAGAACTTGGCCTTGATGATATTAGAGTTTTACCAAAGACTCCAAGTGTGGCCGAAGATATCCATTGTGTTAGGCAAGTTTTGCCTAAATGTTGGTTTGATTTAAAGAATTGTGCTGAAGGTTTAAAAGGTTTAGCGGCTTATGAACGAAAATGGGATCCTCGTCAGAGAGTTTATTCTGATAAACCCCTACATAACTGGGCATCCGACCCTGCTGATGCTTTTCGTCAATTTGCTGTTGACTATGAGCCAGGTTTTGGGCGATCATTTGGTTCAACAATATCTGATTTGCCTCAGACTAGTAAAGTAGAGTATAATATTTTAGAGGACTTCTAGGGGGAATTATGGGTTTAAAGAAATGGTGGAAAAACGAAGCTGCTCCAGCTTTAACTTCAGTGAGTGAATTGTTTACTGGATCTAATACTGATGCTGTTCTTGATAGTACTGATGGTGGGGGAACTACCACAACTGGTGAAGCTGCTCCAACACAAAAAACATTGGAACCAGAACAAGAAAAACCATCTGCAATATATGAAGAGACTACTACTACTGAATTTTCTGAACCCCCTGTTATAGACTTAGCTGGAGAATTAGAAGATATTGCAAAACAAGAAGAGTTGGCGGCCTTAAAAAAGAAAAAGATGTTGCCGGGAATAACCCAACAAACTATGTTAAATCCTTTGTTTATGAGTAGGTAATAAAATGGAAGATACAATCGCACAGAAAGTAATTAAACGCTACGAAGACCTTAAGGCCCAAAGAATTAATTGGGATTCTCATTGGGACCAAGTTGCTAAATACGTAATTCCTAGAAAGGATAATGTGTATGGACAAGCGACTATAGGTGAGAAAAGAAATAATTTATTATTCGATTCTGAAGCCATAACAGCTGCTGATGAATTGGCCGCTGCTCTTCACGGAATGTTAACAAACCCAAGTACAATTTGGTTTGGTCTAACAACTGGGGATAGAGATTTAGATAGAAAGCCAGCAGTTCAAAAGTGGTTATATAAGTCTACAGTAAAAATGATTGGAGTGTTAAATAATTCCAATTTCCAAACAGAAATACTAGAAGACTATACAGATTTAGCAACTATAGGAACATCTTGCCTAAGAATGGAAGAGGATGAAGAAACAGTAGTTAGATTTTATTCCCAACCTGTTTATAATGTAATGATAGATGAAAATTCTAAAGGGGATATTGATGTTGTCTCTAGGGAGTTTGAATTTGATTTTAGACAATTAATGCAAGAGTATGGTGAAGCAATTGATGAGGATATGCAAAGAGATCTTGGTAGTGAACCCTCAAAGAAATTTAAAATAATTCAAGAAGTTTCTCCACGAACTGCAGCTGAAGCTAAAGGTGAAGTAGGATCTAAAGCAATGCCTTGGAAGTCTGTTCACATTTTAAAAGATAAAGGTTTTGTTCTTAGAGAAAGTGGTTTTGAAGAATTTCCATATGCTGTAGCTAGATGGACTAAAACTAATAAAGAAAAGTATGGTCGTTCTCCTGCTATGAAAGCTCTTCCAGATATTAAGATGATTAATATGATGAAGAAGGTGACAATTCAAGGGGCGCAATTAGTAATAGCTCCACCCCTACAAATTCCAAGTAATGCTTTCGTTGCTCCACTTAAACTAAGTCCTTTTGGTACAAACTATAAACGACCAAATATGCGAGACAAAGTTGAACCACTATTCACAGGTGGGCGACCAGAAATTGGTTTAGACATAATTGAGTATGTTCAAAGAACTATTCGTAAAGCTTTCTTCTTAGACAAATTAAATATTGATCTAGGGGATAGAGCAACGACTATGGAAGTAATGCAAAAGCGTGATGAACAATTACGAGCATTAGGTCCAATACTTGGTAGAATGGATAGAGAGAAATTACGTCCAATTATTGATAGAACTTTTGGAGTAATGGAAAGACGAGAAATGTTTGAAGAGATGCCAGAAGAGATGGAGGGTATTGAGAAATTAGATATTAAATATATGTCTACAATAGCTCAAGCTCAACTAGTTACTCAGTCTGATAATATTGTTAGAGCATTAAATGCTTCATCTTTTGTACTACAAACTGATCCAACAGTTATGGACAATATTGATGGGGATAAACTATTAAGATACAACTTAGAAATATTTGGAGTTGATCCAGTAGTTTTAAGAGATGAGAAAGAGATAAAAGCTCTTAGAGAACAAAGAGCTAAAGCTCAACAAGAAGCTCAAGAAATGGCAATGGCCAAAGAAGGTTCTGAAGCCGCTAAGAATATGAGTCAGGCAGAACAAGAATAACAATTTTCCATAGAGGTACAAATGGATAAAATTACAGCTGAAAAAGCAGTACATATGAGTGCTGTTTACAAGAAAACTTTCGAGGGCCCCGAAGGTGAAGAGGTGTTGGTGGACCTAATGCAAACTTTTGGTTTCTTTAGTACAACATTTGTTGAGGGTGATTCTCATGCATCGGCATTTGCTGAAGGTGCAAGAGCTGCAGTATTAAGAATTATTGATACAGTAGAAGTTGATCCAAGTAAATTTTTAGAAATGATGAAAGAAGTAAATCAGGAGGTATTTGATGAATAAGTTTTTAATGTTTTTAAGTTTAATGGTACTATCACAAAGAGGTTCTGCAGGAGTAGAACCAACTCCGGAAGGTGGTGGGGCTCCAGCATCTGAACTTGACAATGGAGGTCAAAATGGCGGAAGTCCAGACCCTACTAGCTCTGAGCCTGATAGCTCAAATAGCAACTCTAATAGTCCTGATCCAGTTCCGGTTTCTATTTACGGTGATAGAACGGTAGCTTGGCCAGAAGGAATGGAAGATGTTCTAAAAAATGAACCATCTTTAAAGCCGTTCGTTGGAGATGATGGGGCACTTAATGTAGCAAATCTACTTAAGTCGTATCATCATACAAAGAAAATGCAAGGGGTGGACAAAACTTCCCTACCTACTGAAAACTCAACTGAAGAAGAGCTTCAAGAGTTTCATAACAAGTTAGGTGCTTCTAGTGAAATTGATGCTTATAAGATTGAAGCTATTGAAAACTCTAATTTAGAGGCAGATTTTACAGGGGCCTTACAGAAGTTCGCTCATGAGAATAAACTACCCGTAGGAGTAGCTAAGCAATTAAACACTTTCATGGAAACGCAAGCTGCAAGCGGTGTTGAAGCTGCGAAGGCCGCTAATGCTAAAAGTATTACTGATGGTTTAGACACTGTAAAAAAAGAAATGGGTTCGGCCTACGATAGTAAACTTAGTCTAGCTAAGAGAGTAATTAACGATCTAGTAGCTGATGAAGAATTGACGAAAGCTTTTAAGGATCCAGCTTTAGGTAGTCATCCTGCCGTTCTTAAGACTTTAATGAAAATTGGTGAGAAACTTTATAAAGAAGATGGCTTTAAAGGTGCTGATAACAGACCAGATGTGTACTCTCCAGAAGAAGCAGCAGGAAAAATTACTGATATTTTAGGGGATGCCAATCACGCATACAACAAGCCAGAACACCCTAGTCACGCTAAAGCACAGAAAGATATGTTAAAATTGTTTGAAATGAAGAATAGTCAGTATAAATAAAACTTGACACGAATCTATATGTTCGCTTATCCTAGGATTATGTACGATTGGAGTACCTAATCCTAGGCCCATCAAAAATCTTGCATAGATCTGACCCTCCCAGAGGAATATCTAATCGAAAATGGTAATTAGTGTTTTTTATTAATATTTAACTGGAGAAGGAAATGAAATTCTTTTTAATGTTTTTAAATTTTTTCTTCTATGCGATAAAATCAAATAGAGGATCAATTCAAGTATCAACATCAATGGTTGATATGTTTAGTGCAAATGTAATGCATCTTTCACAACAGTCAGAATCTCGACTTTATGCTTACGCAAGAAATGAGACCCAAGATTCTGAGAGTAAATTTTACGATAGAATCGGGTTGAGAGAGACTCGAAGAAAAGAGGGTCGTCACTCTGATGTTGTATACGATGACACTCCACATAGTAGACGTATGGTTACCATGGAAGACTTCTATTCTTCTGACATGGTGGATCAAGAAGATAAGATACGAACTATCATGAATATCGATAATGAGTATGTTATAGCCAATGCTGGCGCACTAGGTCGTAGGTATGATGAGGAAATCATCACAGCTGCTCTAGGTAATGCGTATGGTGGGAAGAAAGGAACTACTCCTATTGCTCTTCCAGACTCTCAAAAAGTAGCTTGTTTTGATCCAGCGATCGCAACTACTGTTGGGCTTGGGCTTAATGTTCCAACTCTTAGAGCTGTAAGAAAGAAATTTAAGCAGAGTGAAGCAATCAAAAAAGGTGAGAAACTTATTTTTGCTTGTGCTGCTCAACAGATGGATGACCTTCTTGGAACAACTGCTGTTACTTCAGCAGACTACAATACTGTAAAGGCCCTTGTTGACGGTGAAGTTGACACATTTATGGGATTTAAGTTTGTTGAAACAGAATTGCTTCCATTCCTAGCTGGGGATGCTACCTACACAATTACAACTGGTTTAGTTGGTGCAGGAACAGGAACTGTTACAGCTGCTGAAGGTCGTAGATGTTTTGCATTTAC